TCTCATGCTTCTGTCCCTGATACTCTTACTTTAGTTACGACAGCAGATATAAGAACAGTCCATAATGGTTCAACAAGAGTAACTATAAAAGCAGATGGTGATACGGGCATTGGCCAAACGGCTCCGAATTCACCCCTAGAAATTGCAAAAAATATTACGTTTAGTAGTGCAGACACTTTTCCACAACTACTTATAAGAACATCAACATCTGGCACCACAGGAAATCAATTAGGTCTTGGTGTAGATGAAGCTGATGATTTAGCTTTTATACAGGCAATCGACAGAGGTAATGATTCTATACCTTTAATATTACAAAGATACTCTAATAGGGTTGCCATTGGAAGTGACTCGCCAAACGCTAATCTTCATGTAGGTTCAAGTAATGCTACAGGTAATGCAACAAATCCAGCCATTCAAATAGGTGGTTCTTCTTCAGGTAATACATACAGATTAGGACTATACACATCTGCTGAAGGTGGTGTAATTGAAAATAAAAATGGTGATGATGGTTTACAGTTTAGAGTAAAAACTGCTGGTGAAGCAATGAGAATAGATGCTGAAGGCAATATTTTGATGAACAAAACCACACACAACTCAAACAATACAGCAGGTGTAGATATTACAAAAGAGGGTGCTGTTGTAGCTACCGTTGACGGTGGTGTAAGTTTCTTAGGTAATAGAACAAGCTCAGATGGACAAATTATTCTTCTTAGAAAAGATAACACTTCTACAGGCTCGATAGGTACTGCAAGTAGTGGTATGACATTAGGTGCAGGTTCAAGTGGTACAGAAAGAGTCCGCATAACAAGTGCTGGAAAATTTGTAGTTGGTGATACAACTGCTTTGAATAGTGCAGGTGCTTTGGGAAGTTTTGTATTTTCTGGTGGTCAAGGTGTATTTATTTCAACTGTTACTCAGTCAACTGGTGAAGTAATGGGATTTGTGCATCAAAAAACATCCGTAGTAGGAACAATAGCAATTAATAGTTCATCTACAACTTACAATACATCCTCTGATGGAAGGCTTAAAGAAATAACAGGAGATGCTAAAGGCTTAGAAATAATAAACAAACTCAATCCAGTAGCTTTTAATTGGAAAGTGGACAATAAATCTGATGAAGGCTTAATAGCACAAGAAGTATTAGACATAGTGCCAAATGCTGTATCACAAAGAGAAAATGGATATTATCAGATGGATTATAGCAAATTAGTAACTCCACTTATCAAAGCTATACAAGAACAACAAGAACAGATTGATGCCTTACAATCTGAAATTAATTTACTTAAAGGAGAATAAATATGGCAATAGGATATACGTGGGATTGTAAAACATGTGAAACATATCCCACAAAAAGCGGTAAATCTAATGTGGTGCATAACGTACATTGGAGACTTACTGCAACAGACGACACTAATAAAGATAGTGACGGTAACAACTGGACAGCCACTACTTATGGTTCTGTTAATGTAAGTACAGATGATTTGTCAAATTTTATTAATTGGTCAAGTTTGAAAGAAAGTGACGTACAAGGATGGGTTGAAGCTGCATTAGGTAGCGACACCGTTACTAGCACGAAAGCAGCATTAGATGACGAAATAGCTAAATTAATAACACCAACAAGCGTTATTAAACATTTAAATTCATAAGGAGATAATATGGCGACGAAAAAAAATCAAGAACCAGCGGTTATGATCGACAATCAAGAAATGAAAGTTGCAGATCTAACACCACAACAACAATATTTACATTCACAAATACTTGACCTATCTAATCAAGAGGCAAGATTACAATTTCAACTAGACCAAGTTAAGGCTAGTAAAAGCGTTTTTGAAAAAGCATTTGTTGACTCAACAAAAGAGCAAGCGGATGAAGTTTTAGAAACAGAAACTAAAACCCTAGAAAAATAAGGAGATATTTATGAAGGAAATAGTAATAATCATTGGAGCTTTATTTTTAGCTTCATGTGCAACTGTAGGTGCTGTTATAGATGGCGGTAAAGATTTAACCACTAGCGTTATTGATTCCACTGTACAAACAGCAGGTAATATAACAACATCTGCTTTAGAAGATGTAGCCTCAGTAGTTGAAACTGTTGCAGATTCGACAGAAGGTATTGTTGACAACGTGGTAGAACAAGTTGATGAACAAACTAATGAGTTACAAGACTCAAAGCAAGAAGAAGAACAGGAGAAGTAAATGATTTGGATAAACACATTCACCTGGATCTGCACGATAATAGCGATAGCATCCCTAATTGCTGCAATTACACCAACCCCCCAAGGTGATTGGTGGCTTGCTAAATTATATAAAGTTATTGATTGGTGTGCTTTAAATGTTCTAAAAGCCAAGGATAAGTAACATGAGTTTTTTAAAAAGATTGTGGGGTACTATTACTGGCACAGAGGAAGTGAAAGTAAGAACACGAAACAAAAAAGGACACTATGTTGCAGACGATAAATCAACGCCAGATGTTGATGAGGCTTGGACAACAAAACGGGTTAAAAAAACCGTAAAAAAATAATGGCAACAGTAAAAGACGCAATCAATGCTATCGAATCTCACGAAAAAGAGTGTAGAGCTTTGTATAAAAGCATTGATAAGCGTCTCGAAGAGGGATCTAAAAGGTTCGATAAATTAGAAAACATGATATGGGCCGTTTATCCTTTTATAGTCGGAGCTATAGTTATTGCAGAGCTGATCTAACATGGAATCAGCTGTTACTTTAATACAAGAGGTTGGTTTTCCTATTGCAGCTGCCATTGGCTTAGGGTGGTTTATATATAAACTCGTAATTAGAATTGTTGACGGTATGGAAACCAAGTTAGATATTGTAGACGAAAAAGTAGCTCAACAAATAAGTGCTATTGAAGAAAGGTTAGGCACAAAACTTGATTCACAGCATGGTATTTTGGTAGCATTAATAGATAGAGTGCGTAGTCTCGACAACGAAATTATCAGACAGGATACACTTATAAAAACTATACTTGGAGTGCCTCAACTAATCGACAGTAATAAAATAGCTAAGGCAGACAGAAATGACCAAAGAAAAGACTGAACAACAAAGGTTACAAGAAGAAATAGCGAAAACTAAAATAGCAGTTTGGACCTTATTTATGGGTGCAATCATGTTTATGTTTGTAATTGCACAAAACTTATACGCAGATGAAATTAAATTTCAATTTAAATCTCCATCTTTTTCTGGCGCAGGACAAAGTGCACATTATCTTACAGTTGAATCACAAGAGTATACGCGTAAAGAACAGCTCCGTGCAGATTTAAAATCTTTAGAAGAACAAAGAAAACGAGACGCAGAAAATTCTGTTATAAGTAGATTTACTCGCAATCTTGAATCACGAATTTTTGCTCAAATTTCCAGACAAATTGTAGAACAGCTTTTTGGAGAGAATCCAGAAACCACAGGATCTTTTACTTTATTTGACAACATCATTAGTTGGTCCAGCGACGGGACTTACATAACCCTAACTATATATAACACGCTAGATGAAACAACTACTGAAATTACCATCCCTATTGGCGACTTTGGTTTTGGTGGTTAGTTGCACTACGCACACTAAATTAATATCACCATGTCTAACAAATCCAGAGGGAGACTATAAAGACGTCGTATCTATTGTTGGCAAAGCTAAATGCTTTTCTAAAGACGCGTTTATAAACAAACCAATCACTAAAGAAATCTTAGAAATACCAGCTCCAAAAATAAAACCAATAGCTGCTGTTTATAGATTTTCTGATTTTACAGGACAACGAAAATCAGTAGATGGCTACGCTAATTTCAGCACGGCCATGACTCAAGCGCCCGAAACATATTTGATTAGAGCACTGAAACAATCTGGTTTTTTTCGCGTGGTTGAAAGAGTTGGCATCGATCACATCACCCGTGAACGTCAAATAATTAGATCAACAAGAGAAAAGTTTGAAGATGATACCAAACAACTACCACTGCTTTTTGCTGGTGTTATTATTGAAGGTGGTATTGTGGATTACAACACAAATCTTAATACAGGTGGTATTGGATCTAGGATGCTTGGTATATCTTCAAGCAAACAGTATAGAGAGGACACTGTATTAGTTTCTATACGAGTAGTCTCAGTAAGCACAGGCGAAGTTTTATTAGAAAACCTAACAACAAGAACTATTTTATCTGTTGGTATATCATCCGACGTTTTTAGGTTTACTAACAACTCTACAGAACTTATAGAATTTGAAACAGGAAATGCTATGAACGAAAGTAAGTCCATCGCTTTGCAATCAGCCATAGAAATTGGTATTGTAGATATTATCAAACAAGGTCGCGAACGAAATTTTTGGCAATACGCAGATGAATAAATACTTATTTTTACTTTTTTTCTCACTAACCATTTTCGCCGACAACGAAATCTATGTAGATCAAAGCGGCTCAAACGCTAGTATAGACTTAGAACAACTTGGATCATCTAACCTTATTGGTGGAACCTCAGCTGTATCTGGAACTATGACTGCTCTTGACTTAGATGGCACTACCATGACACTAGACATAAACCAAATTGGCTCAAGTAATATATTTAGATCCGACGCTATTGACGGCGATAACTTTACTGGTTTCTTTGAGTTTGATGGCGACAGCAACGTTTGGGATGTTTTGATGAACTCAACAGGTTTAATTACGGCTGACTATGTAGACCTTAACATCGATGTAACAGGATCAAGTAATGAGGCCGATATAAAAATAGGTGAAAATGCTAACTCTTCCTATCTTAATTTAGATTGGATAATACTGGGTGATAGTAATGAGTTGGATTTTGACATTGACTATGAAAACGCAACCAATTACATGGATATTAATGGTAGTACGAATACTATTAATTTTACAGGTAGTGGTTATAGCGGTAACACAGCGGCGACATCGGCATACTTTAATTTAGATCTTGATGGTAGCAGCAACACTATGAACATAACCCAGGCATCTACATTAGCGCGTGATTGGTTACAAATTATTGCAAACACAAGCAATTCTAATATCTGTATTATTCAAAATGATGGTGGTCTCTCCACTTCATGCTGATACGATAGGAGATATTACAGAACTAACAGGTTACGGTAGAGTTTATCGCGATGAGCCGTATGATGCGACTTTAGACTTTGATATAAATTCTTTAGATAATGTGCAAACTAGCGCAGGTCGAATAGCTATAACCTTTCTTGATGAATCAACTGTTCGGCTTACAGAACACAGTGAGCTACTTATAACTGATTACGTCTACAATAGTAACCCAGATAAATCAAAAATGGCTCTACAGTTTGCTAGCGGTACTATTAGGTTTATTAGTGGTAACGCAAACAAACTTAATAAAAAAAATATTACTCTCTCTACACCTAGCTCACAAATTTTTGTGCAAGGCACAGATTTTGTTTGCACGATTGATATTACTGGCAAAGCACTCATAATTTTATTACCAAATGAGTTTGGTGACGCAAGTGGTGAAATTGTAGTGCAGACAGCGATGGGACAACAAGTTCTTAATAAACCCTTTCAAGCTACAACTACATCTGCTTTTGATGTGGCTCCTACAAAGCCTGTTACGTTAGACATAAATTTAGATTTTATAGATAACATGCTTATTGTTTCACCACCAAAGGAACAATTTGTTGAAAATGAACAAACGCAATCAGAACAAAATGACTATTTAGAATTTGCAGATTTGGATATAGACTTTTTATCAGAAGAAGATATGTTGGAAGATGATGAAAATATAGACTTTACTGAGTTAGATATAGACTTGTTAAACGTTAATTTTTTAGAAGATTTGTTAGAAGTGATTGAAGAACTTGATGTAACCGAAGAAGAAAATTTAAGTGATTTTTCTAAAGGTATACAATTAGTTGGCACAAAAGTAGGACAGGACACTGAAACACAAATTACTACAATTATACAAGGCAACCAAATTAAATTTATGAGATTGGTAAATCAAAAGGCACAAATTTTAGTAAATGGAGATCAAGCATATAACCTTGTAATAACTCAAGACGGCGTATCGAAAGTGATACAAGTAAACGGCACGGCTAACTCAACAATTAATATTACGCAAAGCTCTGGATGAAAAAAGTAATATTCACAGCGTTTATATTATTAGCTTTGCCACTGTTGTTTCAATTATATCCTCTACAAATTTTAAAATTACAAACATTTGACACTTTTGTAAAAAAACATGAGCCTAGTGGTAATTTTGTGATTTTAAATATTACGCAGGAAGATATACAAAAATCTGGTGGTTGGCCCTTTCCTAGACAAGAATTAGCACAAATACACATCGATATTTTAAATGCAGGTGCTATAGGAGTTGGGTGGGTTATCTCATTGCCAAATCCCGATCGTTTCGGTGGCGATGAAAGTTTTTTAACAGCATTAAATTATAGTCCAAGCATTTTAGCTATGTTTGAATACAATAATAATGTATATCCACCAACAACAGGCACAGTTTTACTTGGTGAAAATATCAATGGTATTATGGCCAAGGGAGTTGTTCAGAACGATCAACTATTCACAAATGTACCCCAAGGATTGTCTACTGCTCCAACCGAAATAGATAATTTAGTTAGGCGCATGCCTTTGCTCATGCAAACTCCAGACGGCTTTGTTGCATCTTTTGGCACAGAGGTTTTAAAAGTATTAGCTGGTGCAAAAACTTATATTATAAAAGGCGATGATAATGGTATGCGTCAAATTACGGTGCAAGGCTTACCACCAGTAAATGTAGATAATCTCGGACGTAAATGGATCTCTTGGGTCAACACACCACAAACCAACCTAAATGATCTAGAGGTATATGGAAAGTTTGTTTTTGTATCCGTAAATGCACCAGGCGTATTCCCTACCGTTGCAACACCCGTTGGGTTACTTTCTCCACATGAAGTACAAGCAGCTCTTGCAGAATCCATACTTATACAAGATTCACCATATATACCCGATTGGGCGATAGCAGCTGAACTACTTATTTTTACAATATGTTTAATAGCAGTTTCTATAATTTTTGGTTATTTAGGCATGACACAATCATTAATATTTGGTGGATTATTTATGGCTGCGACCTTTATAAGCGGTGTTTATATTATAAAGGCTGGTTATCTTGTAGATTTTTCATGGACTTTTGTATCTGAGTTTGTTCAAGGCAGCACCATTTTTTATATTCGGTTTAGACAGCAATATAAACTGAGACAACAAATTAAAAAACAGTTTGAACATTATTTAGATCCACGCCAAGTAAAACAATTACAAGATAAGCCAGATTTGTTAAAACTTGGTGGCGAGAAAAAATATTGCACATTTTTATTTACAGATGTCAGAGGTTTTACTAACCTTTCTGAAAAATTACCACCAGAACAAGTTACAGATATTATGAACAAAGTTTTGACAGCACAAGTAACTTGCATACAAGCACATGGAGGCATGGTTGATAAATTCATAGGCGATGCTTGTATGGCTATATTTAATGCACCGTTAGAAATAGATCAACATGAAAAAAGAGCCGTGGCTTGTGCACAAGATATGCGGACAGCTATACGACAATTACAAAAAACTTTACCAGAACCAGTTGCTATTGGTATTGGTGTTAATACTGGTCAGGCAGTAATTGGAAATATGGGCAGCGATACTAGGTTTGATTATTCTGCTATTGGTGATG